CTTCTGCTCCGATGATGGCAGCCGTAAATGCCAAGGCGGCAACAACAACCGTTTGGAGTGCACCTGCCATCAGGATCGCCGGGCCGTGGCCCGTCTCCATGGCCTCCTTGTATCGGTTCATGGCGTTCGCAAGACTAGCGAAGGGCCCCCCAGCCATCTGCAGGGACTTGGTGAGCTTGTCCAAGCTCTCCTTTTGCTCCTTCGCTGCTGCGGCCTGTTGGTGACTAGCAGCTCGGAGTTCCGTGAGCTTGTCCTTGAGATGCTGAGCGGAGACCTTGTTGTCTTCGAGGCTCTTCTTGGCCAAATCTAGCTTGGACTTCAGCTCGGCTTGTGCTGCCTTGACCTCATCGGAGTTGCCCTTGAGGGCCTTGAGGGCAGACTTGTACCCCTCGATCTCAGACTGGTTGCCCTTGATCTTGTCGCGAAGCTCACTGAGGGCACTCGAAGCCTCCTTCGACTGCGCCTTGAGGTCTCCCTTAAGGTCAATAGTGAACTGGGCCTGAGAATCCGGCAAGAGCTTCGAGCCTCCGTTACGTCAAACACTTTCTCGCGATGATTCTGGCTCCTACGTGGGCGCGATCAGCTTCTCCTTCTTCAGCGACTTCGTGGTCGAACAGAGATTGGATACATGCTGCCGCTACTCCTGTGTCTGCGAGGGCCGCCTCGTAGAGCCTCAGTGTTTTGAGCGCTTCTCCCCGTCCATGATGCCGTGCAGAGTCGAGAGGGCGTTTGCCACGATGACGGGGATGAAGTCCGCGACATCGCACCAGCGCTTGTACGTCTCCTTGTCGGGATGCACGACCCCAGGCGCCGTGTACTCGTACGACTTCTGGGGGGAGTTTTCCTTGTCCCCCGAGATGGAGTCACGGAACCGCTTGGACACGATGGCGGGCACGCGGGTCACAACCACGATGCCCTCCACCGTATCTACGATGGCGAAATCTTTACCCTCTTTCCCCAGTTCGGAGCTGTACTTGAGGCGGAGCTTGCCGATCTCCAACTTGTGTTTCTTGTTGTCCTCTTCCGTCTTCTTGTCGAGTACAGCAAGCTGCGTCTCGACTTCGGCAAGCTCCTCGTCCAGGGACGACACTTTCAGTTCATTCGCCATGTTTTTCTCCTGTTGGTACTGGTTGGCAGTCAGGTGGTCAGGTTGTTCTCGTCTGCGAGAACAGCGTCTTGCCGTTGCCGAACTTGGCAAGGAACGAGAAGCCGAAGGACTTCTTGAGCCCGTCTGGGGTGTTGGGGTAGTCGCCCTTCTCGGAGTCGACGTTGCACCCGGTGAAGTTCATCGCGATGAGGCCGACCTGCTTGCTTGGCTCGTAGAGCTGGATCTGGACGTCGAAGTCCACATCGCCGAAGGACGAGTCGTCATCAGACTCCGACGCAAGGGCGTCGGTGATGAGATCCGCCGTGGCCTCCTCGACATCCATCGTGAGCATCCCGGGCTCGTAGCGGCCAGCGCCCTTGCCCAGGGGTCGACCGTCACGACGGCTGCCGTAGATGATGGGACGGGTACGCTTCTCCTCGTACCCCTGGCCCATGACCCCTTCGAGGTTGGCAAGCTGGTTGCCCCCCGCAGTGGTCACCGTAAAAAGACAAGACATGCCCGTGAAGGCAAGCCCCTGAAGTCTGCTGCTATCTGCACCTGGCATGACTGTGGTTCCTTTGCCCTGTCAGGGCCTTGTCACAACGTCGAGACGAACATCGCGGTAACTGCGAAGTTCTTGACGTACGCGAGACTGTCGTTGGCGAGCGTTGCGTGAATGGTCTGTGGGCCATTGCCCGTGAGCTTGTCGGTGCGCGAGATGGTGAAGTTGATGCCACTCACCTGACCCCCGAGCGCCGCCGAGATCCGAGACGTGATCAAGTCTTCCCAGGCCTTCGCGGTGGGCTCCAGGATGCACGATGTCTTGCGGTTGCGGGGCACCCCCTTCGACAGCAGGCTCGTGAGCAGGTTGAATGCGATCTGGCACCCCTTGTCCATCGTTCGGTCGTTCTGCACGTAGACGTAGTCAGAGCCAGGGGCCGACATGAGGTAGCAGTTGGTGATGTACGCACCCGGGCGATCGAAGAACGAACGCAGGGTCGTCAAGCGCAAGCTGTCCAGAGTCGGGGTGACGGCTTCGTCGTGGAAGGCAGGCGTGAGGTGCGGGTTGTCGATGTTGCAGTTCGGGAGTGCACCGAGGTCAACCTCTGCAGGATCGACTCCTTCGCCTGTGCTCTCGCATCGGGCCAAGGCGAACATCGAGGCCGGCATGGCCTTGGTCACGCCCGTGAGGGGCGAGACGTAAGCCCCACCGTCCGCACCTACGATGAGGTCGTTGCCCACGATTCCACCAACAACGGTGGTCATGGCGGCCTGGTAGGCCGTCTCGGTCTCGACTGCACCAGGTACCTGCCCCTTGAACCTTGTGTTCAGGAAGGCCGAGGTGTAGCGGCCTGTGGCGTTCAGGGTAGCGATCCACGGCTGCACGATATTGGAGAAGCTGGAGGCAGTCTCCCCGTGCACGGTCAGGAGATCCCAGGGCTGCTTGCTGATGAAGAGGGCGTTGAGTGCACTCGTGAGGTCGCTCGTGGTCATCCTCGGGCCCGTCGTGACGAACCAGAAGTAGTCACCCTGGGTGACCAGCTGCCCCGTGGTACCAAGAGCGATGCGGACACCCGTGTCGGCTCCGGTGACGGGCTCCACTGGGGAGATGGTGGTAGCCGTCCCCAGGCTCTGTACGGCCGAGCAAGAGTTGCCGCCATCGAGGGAGTAGACGTACTGGATCCCTAGGGTACCGAGAGCCCCACCCACGGTAAAGTAGACGACGACGCCCGCACACCCCTGGGGGATGGGAGAAGTCACCGTGGAGGTCGGGACGGCGTTGTAGTCGTCCGCGATGAGGGTGGGGCTGGCCGTTGCTGGAGTGAACGTCGATGCCGGGTTCAGGGTCGACGTGACGCTGCCGTAGGTCGCAGGAGTTGAAGTCGTAGGCTTGACCAGGACGACAGGGAGATTCGTTGTGCCCATCTCATAGGTGGCCATCTCGACGAGGGGCCCCGCCAGGCACGTCTGCTGGACGAGATTGGGGCTGTTCCAGGAGCTCGCCATGTTGGTGATAGCCGAACCGCCCGAACACGGAGCGATGATGCAGGCGATGCCCGTGCTGGACGCGGGGACGGTGCCTGCATTCGCGTTCACCTTGGAAATTTTGACGGAAGGGATCACTGGACTACCTCATGTGGTGAAAACGGGAGTGACAGGCACACCAGACACGTTGACGGGGAACCCGCGCATCTCGCAGCGGAAAATGAACTGGAACAGAAGCTCCATGCCGAAGGCTTGGTTCCCCGATCCGACCTTGGGGTCACGGAAGATCTCTCCGGTGCCAGGGAAGTCACCCAAGAGTTCCTCACGGAGTGCTGTGTGCAGCGTGTTGAGGAGGGAAGAGACCGCCTGGATCTGCTTCTCTTGGTTTGCAGGCTCGGTGCTGTCCACTGCCCACACGGAAGCCGTCACGATGCGTTCCCAGGTTGCATTCACGCGCTCGTAAATGCCCTTGCGGCGAACCGCGGGGACCAGCACGCCCTGGTTGGAACCGTCGGGCCACGAACCCGGCATGAACACAACCCGGTTGGCCTGCCCAACACCCTGATTGAGCTGCTGCTCCCGAGCGTTGTAGCTGGTCACCCCAATCTGCGGTGGGGTGATGTTCTGCTGCTCCAGCATCGCAAGGACACTGGGATCCGAGAACCACCTGCGGATCCTCTCCGAGAGCTCGATGAGCGGATCCTTGAAGGGACTGAGAATGGGGACGCTGGAGTCCTGCGTTCGGAAGGGAGTAGACATCACCCTCCCCCCATGATTCGCTTGAAGGTCTTGCTGGCTGCGTCCTTGAGTGCCTCGACAAGCGGCTTGGGGACTTCTCCGCCACGCGTCGGGATGATGGGCCGGTAGAGATTTTGGATGGCCTGTACCTTCTGCGACCCCGTGGCAGTGCCGATGAGCCGAATCTTGATCTTGTCGAAGAGGGGGACGCACTCAACGGCTGCGGCTGCATTCTGCAGGGGAGCCTTCCCGTCCTTCTTGGGCTTCCATGCCTGACCGTCAGGGGTTGTGCCCGCTGCGGCGCTGGCCTTGGAGATCTCTTCGATCTTCGGGGCTGCTGCCTTGGCCATTTCAGTGATGCCCTCGGAGCCAAGCTTTTCGACCCGACGGATCATCTCGAGGAGCTGCGCGTCCCCAGTCATCGGGAGCCTCCCCAGCGTCCTGCGTCCTGCGCTCGTCCTGCGCTCCCCGTCTGGGTCGTCCAGGCATATGGAGACGCGTTCGAGGTGCCCAACGGCCCCCCTGAGGAGATGGCCGACTGTTCATCATCCGAGATGGGTAGATCGAACAGCCCGTCCTTGGAGTCTGCTGCTTCTTTGACTTCATCAAGGACTTGCTTGCGCCGATCCGTGAGGGCCACGGCACCAGGGTCCTGAGGGTTGGTCCCCCGCTTCCACATGACGTCGTTCGAAACGAGAACGGTGAGCCAGTCGAGGAAGCTCTCGGGGACCGGAGTCGCGGCAGCGTACTGGTTGCTCGCGTCGTACGTGCCCACGGGGAACACGGCAGACATCCCAGAAGTGCCCAGAAGCACCGTAGGAGCCGCGTGGACATCGGCTACCCACGTTGCGCCCCCGTTGATACTGTACCGAACCCCCGCAGTCCCAAGGGGGCCCGGGGTCGTCACTTGAATCTTCGTCAGGATTGACCCGAGAACAGGCCGCCCGATGAGGGTTATGATGGGCGGAGAGATCCCCCAGGCGAGAAGCAGGGGTGCATTCTGCCCAAAGGGAATGGTCTTCGCGTACCGCTTGCGAAGGCGGTTGTAGAGCCAGCCCGTCTGAGTGGCGATGCGCTGGTTCACGTACCCAGGCTGGTTGCCCTCGACGATAGCAATGTCCCCAGTCGGAATCGTGGTCCGAGTTGAGAACGTGGCAAGGTCGAGTGCGGGAAAACTCATCTGGACACCCCAAAAGCCCCAGCCTCCCCCGTTGGAGGGGGAAGTTTGGGGCTGGGGCCAATTGCCGACCTAGGTCAGGGACCGACCTTGATCAGCGCGTACGGGTGACCGAAGCCCGTCGAGATGCGGCCTTGGACGTGATACTCGAACTCATTTGCGCGGTTGAGGACTGCGTCCATCCCGGTGCCGCCCGTGTCGCCCGTGTAGTAGCGGACCTGGAAAGGCGAGCTGGTCAGGTAGAGCAGGGCTCCGAGCTGGCTGGTTGCGGCCTCCGCGCAGAAGATGTAGAAGGTCTTGTCACTTCCAACGACGGTCTCGTTCATGAACGAGGTGTTGCCGTTGCTGGCAACCACGACCGGCATCTTGGTCGAGTAGCTCTGGCTGGCCTGGAGCTCCTGCGCGATGATGGGCTCACCGAGTCCCCATCCCGTGATCAGGGCTTCGACATCCGCCCCACCACCACCGCGCCCACCGTACGCCCCTGCCGTCATGGCCAGGACCTTGGCGTGAGTGAGCTGGCGAAGGCGAGGAGCCATGGCCGGAGGCGCCAGGATGAACACCGGGGAGAGCATCCTCGGGTCCTTCCCGTTGGGCATCTTGATGGTCGAGATCCAGGCGATGATCTTGCCGAGGTTCTCAAGGGCCTGGTCGACCGGCACGTCGTCGTCGATGGGGAGGGCGCCGGGGTAGTTTGTCGTGGACGAGCCCGTCAGCCAGTTGAAGTAACCACCGACGCTCGGATCGAACGGGTTCAGGGGGTGACCCTGGGCGAACCCAGTGGCCGCACCCGTGACCGGGTTGACGAAGAAGGGGCAGCCGTCGTAGGCTTTTGCGGACCCGTCGGTGTTGCCACCGTTGAGGATCATCTGCGACATGAGACGCTGCGGGACGTACGCGATCTCGTTGCCGATCATTCGGCTCCACTCGGCCAGGGTGTTGAGGCCCGTGCCGTCAAGGAACTCGAGCTGATCACGCTCGACCTTGATGCCCTTCGCGTGCCGGAAGGTCGGGTAGACCGCCTGCTGAACAACCAGCTCCTCGAAGCTGATCGTGCCGGAGCCCGCGGGCCCCACGGGGTCGATGGTTGCCGTCTCGAGGAACCACGCAAGACGCTCTGTTGCCCCCTGCATGGGTCGCGTCTTGGATACCTTGGTCCACCAGGTGAACCGGTCCGCCAGTCTGCGGACGTACTCGCTCTCCTGGATGGTGGACATCCGCCGCTCGAAGGAGTGGACGAATGTTGCGTCGATGATGTTGCCTGGCATGACTCAGTTTCCTTTTCTGGGCGCTGAGCCCGTCTCAGTATCCGAAGGTGTCCGGGAAGACGACGAAGACGCCCTTGAGCGTGTCGAGATCCCACACGGTTCCTGCGACTGCGTTGTTCGAGACCACGTTGCTGACGGTGTGGTCGTCGAAGGCGTAGCAGTCCGTGTACAGGTTAGAAGCCGTGACCGCCGACCCGCCCCCAGCGTTGTCGAGCCACTGGCCCCACAGCTCCTTGTTGAGGACGACCATGACAGTGCCGGTGCCTGCACCAGTCGTTGCGCAGTCCTCGGCGAAGAGCCCCACCGGGATGAGGTTGGTGTTGGCGGAAACCATCCCCTTGAAGGCGTGGGCCGCGGTGTCGATGCAGGCCACGCCGCCCTTGTAGACGGTCTGCGAAGCTGCGAGTACGACCGACCCGCTCTTGAAGGAGATCGGCTTGGCCATTCGGCCTTGTGTGAGAGCTGCCATGGTCAGACTGCCTTCTTGCCGGCGATGATTGCTCTCGCCTGCTCTGGGGTGATCGGGTTGAAGATGGTCGAGAAGCCGTTGGCTGCCCGGGTCGTGGCCTCGCCGCCCTGAGCCTTGAGGCCCATGGCCTCATCCATCATGGAGGCCACCTTCGGGGGGCAGTGGTCGGCGTCCTTGCGGTCGCCCTGGGTGCCCTGGACGGAGGCTGCAGCGGCCGGGTTGTAGGGTGCACGCTCCCAGGTCTCGCAAGCCGACTTCAGCTCGGCGAGGGACACGCTTGCCAATGTCTTGCGGACGGAGGCCGAGAAGTCGGGACGGCTGGCCAGGAGCTTCGCACGCTCCGTGTCCTCACGCTCCTTGGCGATGCTGGCTTTGAGCGAGTGGAGCTCCGAAGCGAGCTGAACCACCTGGGACTTGGCCGCAGGACTGTCCTTCTTGTCCTCGTCCTTCTTGTCGCCCTCGGACTCGGACTTCTCCTCGTCCTTCTTGTCGGACTCGGACTCGGACTCGGACTTCTCCTCGTCCTTCTTGTCGGCGTCCTTCTTGTCGGGCTCGTCATCTTCGGGAAATGCGGCCGCAACTGCTGCGGTGATCGCGGCAACCAGTGCCTTGCGGATTTCGGCCTTGGAACCGGCCTTCTTCTCTTCAGCCATCTTGCTCTCCATGACCTTGGCCGAAGCCGCAGCCTGAGTTGCACTCGAGACCATCCCGAGCACGTCTTGGAAACTGCCGACCAGGTCGGCCAGACCTACTTCAACTGCTTCGCGCCCGAGGAAAGCAGCGCCTTCAAGCTCTTCAAGCTGCTGGACGCTCGCCTGGGGACGCATCTCAGCAACAAGCTCGAAGAAGAGGTGAGCAAGTTCGTCCACTCTCTTCTTTGTCTCAGACCGGGCACCTGACGACGCAGGCAGGTGGGGGTTGCCATCCAACTTGCGAGCACCTGAAGAGATGCCATCGTACTTGAGGCCCTGAAGGGCATCGGCTACGGTAGCGTCGATGAGGAGCTGGTAAGTACCCACGCTGCCCACCAAGCCAGCCGGTGGAGTGACGATAGTCTGAGCGGCACACGCAAGGGCGTATGCAGCGGAGCACGTCATCCCGTCCACGAAGGCCAGGAGGGGCTTCTGAGCGGCCTGACAGATGGCCCGTAGCTCCCGGGCACACTCACCAACTCCAAGAGCGTCTCCACCAGGACTATCGATGCGGAGGACGACCTTGTTGCAGGGGGACGACGCCGCCGCCTTGACCGAGGCTGTGACTTCTTCGTACGAAAGCCACAGGCCCCCAGAGTGCTGCACCAGGGGCCCGACGATATCTACGACGGCTGCATCCCCGATCTTAAGGAAGGGGGCTGCGTCCTCGTGGGTCGCGAAGCTGGCAGACATGGCGCTCGCGTGAATGGCGAGGAACTGTCCCTCAGGAACGTATGGTGCCCGGCGCTTCATCGGCGGATCCTAGGCTGCACTGACCTGGCACGGGCAGCGGCTATCACGTCGGTTTGCTCTTCTTCGAGTTTTGTGGAAGCCTCTGGTTGCACTGCTCTGGCACGGGCAGCTGCCAGCTCGTCGGGCTGCCCATCAACCACACCCATGAGGGGCACGTCGAACCGAATGCAGAGCTCGGTGGGGTCGATGCGAAGGGGCTGACCCGTTGGCCCCACATGGTTCTGGAGGGCCTCATCAAGGCCCTTGATGGCGGAGCTCGCGGCAACCAGGCTTGTGGCTTGTGAGTTCAGATCCTTCGGGGTGGCAGTTACCCACTCGACGTTCGGACCGTTGTGGATGGCTTCGATGCCATGGCGTTGAGCCACGAACGCAGGCAGAATCTGCGTGTTGCAGGTGAACGCGAGGGCATCCCCGGTGTCCTGAATGAGATCGGAACGGATGGCCTTGTGAATGTCGTTGTTTTGAAATCCGCTGCCGCCGTCCATCGGGATTGTTGACCCGCCGAGGGACACGGCCATCTCGTGATTCGAAGTGTCAACGATCTCCTGGAAGACCTTGATCCCCTCACCCTTGCTCTCAAGCAGGGTGACATCCCAACCCACCGGGAGAGCAAAGCAAGTGTCCGTCGCCCAGGCCATCACCCGCTCGAAGAAGTTCTTGCGCTGCTCCTCATTTGCCCCCACTGGAGCGTGAGCCACCCGGGCAGGGTTCGCGAGCTTGAAGGCGTAGTTCGAGCGGTTGAGTAGAGCGTGTTCCTTGTTGATGAACGAGCGCGCGAGGGCCGGCCAGAGGGCCGACTGCCAGGGGGCAATCCGACCGCCGGGGCAATGTAGGACCCAACGCCCATCCCCGGGGAGGATGTCCAGGAGGCCCGCAACGGACGCGTACCGCCAGCGGTTCAGGCTCCAATTGTAGGTGAGGAACTCAGGATCGAGCCGTATGAGGACTGGGAAGTCACGGCCAGGAACAGGAACTAGCTCCCCGAGGCCAACCCCAAGGACGATGCCATCGGCGGCAATGAGGCCCAACTCCGACGGTGGGCACATGTCATCGAAGACTGAACGGGTACCGTTGCGGGCCCGCAGCTCAGAGCACAGAGACTCCTCGCCGTAGAACCGCTTGGGCAGTCGAACTAGGCCACAGGTTCGAGTTCCGAGCAGACCTGCCAGGACGCCGTCCCGCCGCATGGCCCGATAGAGCCTCGCAGCAAGAGCAAGCTCACCCGCGTCCGCCTCGTACTGGGCGGTTTCTAGGTCATCAAGGTACCAGCGCAGAGTGGTGACCGGGATGCTCTGAAGCTGCCCACCCAGAGCACTGCGTACTGAATGCACCGCAGGATCATCGATGTCCATCCCCGACCGCACCGACTCGGACGGCACCTGGTAGGTGCTGATGCCAAGTAAGGCTCTGGTGATGTCACGTAGAAACCGCCCAGTACGAGGTAGACCCACGCATACTGTGTGCGTCTACCATAAGTCTGCGGCCTGAAAATCTTAGTGGGACAAACGGGGACAAACTAGGGGGTGGGGGTGCTTTTTGTGTGTAATCTCCGCAACTTAGCTAGGGCCCCAACTTCAATCTGCCTAGTACGCTCGCGTGTCATGTGCATCCTGCGCCCAACGTCCTGTAGCGTGAACCCCTGCATCCTGAGCCGAAGGACCCGCTGCTGCCGAGGGGTTAGGCAGTCCATGAGAAGGAGCAGTTCTGCTCGCTCGCACTTCCCGGCTATCACCTCTATGGGGTCGGGGTTGGGTGCCGCGAGGAAATGGGCTGCACCCAGGCCGCTGCCTTCCTCCCCTTCATCATCGTCGTCAAGAAGCATTATTGGTTGCAGAAACTTTGCGCCGCGCTCCTGCTGGTGTACAGGAATCCGTATCTCGGATTCAGTGTTGCGAACGGACCGGCGAATGTACGCGCGAACCCAGTAGGCTGCATACGTGCTCAGCTGAGCACCGTAGGAAGGGTCAAACTTTTCGACCCCGACGCAGAACCCCAGCTGCCCCTCTGCGATGAGGTCCTGTAGCTCCAGGTGCGTCGTCCGCCGTTTGTAACGGAACGCAATACGAGCTATGAGTCCCGAGTTTGCAGCGAGGAGAAGTCCAAGTGCCCTCCGATACTCAGGAGAAGGTGACTTAGGAGACTTGGGCCTTAGCTCCAAAACTCGATCAAGAAGATCATTCCGCCTAAGTGGTTCGGCCTCGCTGGAGACCGAACGCCTCGACATGCCCCACAAAGAGGTGCTCTCCCGCGTGCGCGCAGGGAGAGCCGGGGCCAAGGTACAGGTGGATGGTTCCGCCGACGTCCCGCCACCGGACACCGAAAGCGTAGTCTTCGGACAAGAGCTGCTGGTCTCGGACGAAGGGCTGAAAGAGGGCAACCGTGAGGCGGGGCTCTGCACCAGGTCGAGACGAGTCCTGGAAAACAAGGGCTTCATCGGAGCCATAGTACTGTACCAGCTTTTCGAGGCACCCTCGAGTGCAAAGTGTGAGTCCCAGGCCACAGTAGGAAATTCCCTCTACTGTGCCTTTCTTTGAGTCAAACCGAGGCGTCTGTCCCTTGGGAAAGCCCACGCTGTAGTCGTACAGACGCGCGTCGGGGGGCTCACTCTCGTGCCCCAGGAGACACTCGGGCAACCTCTCGAAGTGGATCCGCTTCTGCGGGTAGGGAGTCGCCACATAGTCCTGTCCTGCCTGTAACATCCCCAAGACAGCCTCGGGTCTGAACCCCGTGTCGGAGTCCACAAAAAGCAGATGAGATGCGTCAGACTCCAGGAAGTCCTGCACGATGCGAGACCTAACCCGCACGATGTCCTGCAGATAGAATTCCTCGGGCCACAGTACCGCAACCCGCTCGGAGAGTTGCCGCACGCTCTGAAGGTAGACGGGAGGCAGACCACCGCCCGGTCGCAATGGGGTGCCCAGGTAGAGCTGGGTCACGGCTAGAGAATCCTTCCGAGGGCCGCCAGCGTGACTTGCTTGGCACAGGAGTGACAAAGGGAACTTCCGTTCGGGAACCGTACAACAGCCTCATGTGACATGCAAGCTGAGCACAAGCCATCTCCCACAAGCGAAAGCCTGACCTCATTGAGCCACTCGGGGCTAGCCCACGGGTTCGCGATGAGGGGGACGTCCACAGGCTTTGTCCAAAAGTCTGGGGACGCTAGGTTAGCGTCCCCAAAACTTGTCCATTGAACGTGGGGCTGCCTGTTGACGTGCTCGTCCGCGCCTGTAGTAGTTGAGGGCACTCCTACGTCACGACACGCAAGTGCAGGAAGCACCGCAAGCCAGGGCTTCTGCACCTTCCATGCATAGTGCATGGTGATGTTGTCCCACGGCAAGGCGGACGCCGTCACCCAAGGCAGCTCCGCAACGTAGTCAAGAATGTTACGAGCAACCTGGGGTGGCAGGATCATGGCGCTGCCCGAGAGCCAGTAGGTTTTGACCCACCGGTGCCCTGCTCTGGACGCAGGGAGGGACTCGGGACACTGGTTGTGCAGGCTCACGGCCTCCCCCGGCGCTTGCCTTGCGATGGCTGAGCAAATCTGCACGAGGTTTGGCGAGACGGAGATGGCGTCCTCAAGTTTGATGACCGGCTCGTCTTGCGCTTCGATCCACTCCCAGACTCGGCGCTCCCAAATGCTGGAGTGCTCCCGACGCCGAGACTCGAAGACGTGAGGCACGATGGGGTCCAGCTGCCTCACCAGCGTGGCAAGTGCCTCGCGACGGCCGGGAGCCCACGGAGCTGTTGCGATGCAGACCCGCATTAGTGCGCGTACACTCGGAGGATATCACTGATTTTCTGCTGCAGCGCCTCCGTGTGCTCTAGCGTCGCGAGTTCGTCATACAATTCGCGGAGTTCAGTTATGGCCCGTAGGACGACGTCAGGACACTGGCACTCGCGGAGATCCATCTCGATGTCATGCAGCTCGCGCTCGATGAGGAGGTAGACCACATTTACTAAAGCCGAGTTGGTTTTGGGGGTCATCCTTGATGGGGTGATCATTTGAGGGTTGTTAGCTGTTGGCATTGGGCTTCCATGCATGGTGATGTTGTCCCACGGGTTCTTACCGTTAGGCGTTACAGTTGGGAGCCCCACGGAGCCTCCAGAGGCCTCGACGCGTTCTACGCCTCGCCCTGTGGCTGCACGCGAGTGCGTACGATCCTAGCCTAGTCGTCTAGGTCGTCGTCCTCGAGAAGGCGGGCCCACGCGGATCGCTGGACCGAAGCCGACTCAGGGACGACGAGATCTTGGACGAAGGTTGCCGTGACTTCCCAGTTGCCACGGGTGAGGCCAATGGGACCGACCGAGGTACCAAATATGGTCTCACATTCTCGCCGGACGTACTCGTTCACCTGGATGGTGGACATAGAACTACTCTTGAATAGAGCAACGGGCTTGATCTAGTGCGTCGTCGAGGAGGAACGCGTCACAGTTCGAGTGGTGCTTACTGAGCTCGGTGTGGGTGTGCACGGGATGGCCGCAGTAGGAGCACTGGGCCATCGACCCAGTCAGCGGCAGGTCCGGCTGCCCTGCCCAGTGGGGGGCGTTCGGATCGATTTTGGGGGCGTTCGGATCGATTTTGGGAGCGTTAGGATCGATTTTGGGGTTGAT